AGCACGCGGCCTCCAGCACCTCGCTGGTCACGCTGGTGTCCGGAGCGTGGATGGCCGGGGCCTTGGGGCGGCTGGCGCGGAGGACCTCGAGCTCGGTGCGCGTGGCGTCCCAGCCGTCGCGGATAGCCTGGGCCTCGATGCTGGTGTGCTTGCCCCCGCAGACCTTCCGGATCGCGTCGATGCGGGCCGTCTCGGCGAGCGCTGCGGCGCGGATCTGCTCGGGCGTCTGCTCGGTGCCGCTGACGGGGGCGTTGGTGGGGGCAGAGGGGGTGGTGGTGGACTCGTCGGCCATGACGCTGGGCTCCTTGTGCTGACGCGCGGCGATGCTTGCGCTGGTGCGGCCGTCTGCGCCGAGATCCACGAAACTGATCTCGCCGAGCGTGGCCTTGCGGACGACGTTGACCGGGCCGGTGATCTCCTGGCCGTTGACCGTCGCCTTCTGGTTGTCCTTGATGAACTCGAACTCCTCGACGCTCGCGCCGACGGAGGCCTGCCAAGGGAATCCGTTCCGGCTGGAGGCCACAACCTCCTTCGCGGCGGGCGTGTCGCGGGAGATCACGCCGGTTGCAATGAGTTGCCCGGCCTCGACGCGGATCGCATCGGTGTGGCCAACACCCGAGAGCGGGTCGTGCCCGAAGCGGATCGGGCGGGCCTGCGACGGCACACCCAGGCCAGCGAGGTCGATCACCACAGGGTGCCGCCAGCCTCCGACGCGCATCGCGCCGCCGCTGTACGCGACCATCTTGAACCGGGGCAGCGGTGCACTCTGGCCCTCCGCTGCGGCGGCAAAGGTGATGTCGGCCGTCGCGGTGAGCGTAAGCGCTGGGAGGATTTTCATGGAGTCAGTCGGCACTGGCACTGGCGGTCTCCTCGTCAACGGGGTCTGCGGTATCGGCGTCTTCGCTTGGGGTGCTCGCCACTGGCGCAGCCGTAGCGGGTGCGAGGCCCAGCTCGTTCATGAGCGAGAGTTCCTTGGCCCGCTGGCGGAGCTCCTGCTCCCAGTCGCGCCCCTGGCGGGCGAACTCGACCGCGAGCGTGGTCGTGTGATTCGCCAGACGAGTCGCCTGGGCGTTGGCCTCTTTGGCGGGATCGACGTGCTCAACACCATCCCAGAACCACGCGTGCTCCGGGAGCGTGCGGGCGATCGTGCGGAGCGACTGCGGGAGCAGCCCCTCGACCAGAACCGCCTCATTGAGCCACGCCTTCAGGATGCGGTCGAGCACGGCGAGCTGCAGCTGGTGCTGCTCTACACGGATGCTCTTGAAGTACACCTGGTGGTCCAGGCGACCGCTCGCGTAGTTGTACCCCGAGGAGTTCCCCGCCGCGACGTTGAACGGCATGTTCAGGCAGCGGGCGATCTCGTTGAGGATCTCGCGCTTGAACTCGCCGAACGTCGTTGTCGGCTGCTCGGCGTGGACCTGCCCGAGCTTCCATCCGCCCGGAAGCACGGTGGCGAGACGCTGCTCGAGTTCGACTTCGTCCATCGGCTCGAGGGGATCGGCCTCGCCGTTGGCCGGGGCGTCGGTATAGATGACGGCGGCGAAGTTGGCCGCGGTCTCGGCGGCCGCGATGGTCGCCAGCGTGTACCGGCGGAGCTGAGCAAAGAGCGGGAGCGCCGGCGTGATGTCGGGGATACCGCGAAGCTGGCCCGGGCGCTCGGCGCGGTAGTAGTGCACGACCGACGCGGCGGGGAGCGTGTCGTACGCGAGCAGGTCGTCGATCGGGGCACGGAGGGCGCAGTTGTCACCGGGATGACGCCTCAGCACGCGGTACGCGGAGGGGTTGCCCCACTGGTCGAGGAGGATGCCGTCGACCTCGTCGCTCCGGCCACGGCGCATGAGCGGCGAGCAGACCTGGTCCGCCTCGACGAGCTTGACGTCCAGCGACACCGGCGACGCCACGCCCGGGTTGTTCACGAGCAGCGCGAACGCCTCGCCGGTCTCGGCGCGCGCCATCCGCATGGTGCGGAGCTTGCCGGGCAGGTCGACCGCACGCGACCACGCCTCAAACGCGTCCTCGAGTCGGGCGTTGGCCTCGGCGTCGCCGGTGAGCATCTGCAGCCGGGGGCCGGTGCCGACGGTGTCGTTGGCGAGCGTGAGGACGATCCCCTTGGCGTAGGAGTTGTTGGCGACCTCGTAGCGGGCCCGGTTGCGCAGGACACGTCGCACCTCGGGGTTGATCGCGGCGTTTGGCGAGAGGCCGTCCGCGTTCGCCCAGTGCTTGCGGTTGTCGGCGGTCGTCTGCGCCGAGTCGAACTTGGCGACGACCAATCGACGGCCGCCGCGTGGACCGCTTCCGTGCGGAGCACGCGACGCCGCCGGGGAGGGAGAGTCGGCAGGAGTGCCGCGGTGGGGGGCGACCCGGCTCATGATGTTGGCGATGGCTTTCAGCATGGGGTCAGACAGAGCTGGGGGGGACGATCTTCGCGAACTTGATGCCGAGGCCGGGCTTCCTCGCGGCGTCCTTGGACGCGAGGTAGCGGTCGGCCTCGATCTGGTCCTTCAGCGGGTGTTGCTCGACGGACTGACCGTCGACCGACGCCTTCGCGGGCTGCGACGCGTTGTCGCGGATAGCCTGCTCGAGGTTTGGGACGGGATCGGGCACGGCTTCACCTCACCGGCCGCACAGCGCGACCTCTAGGTGTCCCCTATGCGGCGGCGTGGCCATCTGCCCGCTTCGCATCAACATTTCGACGATCTGTTCCACCGGTAGAACCCAGTGAGCGATCATGCCCCGAGGCGCTCGCTGGTCGTGACGCGTCGCCCGCAGTGACGGCACTGCCGCCGACGGCGGATCGTGCCGGTCGGGGTCGCGCGGGTGTAGACCACCTCGAAGTGGCAGCAGCCGCAGGTCGGGCAGACGATGCCCTTGGGCTTGGCATCCTGCTTTGGCGGCGGCTTCGCTTTCATCGCGTCCGCTCCTTCAAGGCCGAGAGCTTCAGCCGTGGCCGCGCGACCACCTTCTGGTCCGTGCCGAACAGCACCGCCCCCTCCATCGACGCCGCGACGGCGCACCCGACGAGCCCATCGAGCCAGTGGTTGTCGAGCCCTTCGACCCGGAGCTTCCACTCGTCCACCGTGCGACCCCGGCCTTCGGTCCTCACGCGGTATTCGCTCGTGAGGTGTTCCGACAGCAGTCGGTGGTGCTCGGGCTTGTGACCGAAGAGGGAGAGCCCGCCCGGGTCGCCCATCGGCACGGCGAGCCGCGCATGCACGAACGACTTCCAGAAGTTCGTGTCGAAGAGCACGTGCCGAACAGCACGCTTGCCGGTCACCACCGGGACGCGCCAGTTCAACCCGACCCGCTCGCCGCGCTTGCGCTTGTAATCGCTGAAGGGCAGGCTGCTCGCGCCCACGTACCGACCGTGGCTGGGGGTCAGCACGCTGGCATGCGGGCTCTGGCGGCAGAACTGGTAGACGACGTCCGTCGACGATCCCCAGTTGGCATCGATGAGGCAGCGGTCGATCCGCACCATCGCCCCGTCGTCGCGCCGCCACTCGCGGGCGACGGTCGCGTCGATAAGTCGCTCGAGCCCCGCGTAGATCGCCCCCTCGACGCCGGCCCGAGCCGACGCGGCCCCGAGCGTCCGCTTGATGTCCCGGAGCGTGAAATACGCCTGCTTCTGGTCGGGCTCCGTGCCGTAGTCGATCACGTGGCCCGTGAAGTCATCCTCCCACGCGGCAACGAGGTAGAACAGGGCCTTGCCCTGCACGTCGACGAACATCGTCAGGTGCGAGCAGCCCAACGGCACGAGCCCGCGGGCATGGCCGTTGACCTTGGCCGCGATCTGGTCGGCGCTGAGCAGGTCGTCCGCGACCTCGACCTCCGGGAGCGGCTCGTTCTGGTACTCGGCGAAGAACGCGGCCTCGTTCTGCAGCCGCAGGTTCATCGCGTGCTGCACCGCCGACAACTCGTCATGATTGAATCGCTCCGGCCAAGCGATCACCGCGCCGGCGTCCATCTCGGAGCGATGGGCCTTGTAGAACTCGGTCGCCTCTGCTCCGCCGCGATCGGCCTTGAGACCCTCGGCCCGAAAACGGGCGTACTCCGCCCACAGCCGATCGGCGGTCGGGAACGAGTACACCATCTTCGTTCGCTCGCCCTGCCACTGCGGGTGCTTGTCGCGGTCGAGGATGCGGTCGGCCAGGTCGTCGGGGCGGACGACCGTCAGCGTCATAAGCCCGGCGATCTTCCGGCCCGGCCCCGCCAGGCCCAGGATCGCACCGGCGAGGATCCGCTCGCGGTTGGCGCACTGCGAGGGCGACCGCGCGCTCTCGTCGGTCTGCGGGTCGTCGATCAGCACCAGCGAGGGGCGGACGCTGACGCCATCGACTCGCTTGTGCTTCATGCCGCGGATGCGGCCCGTGATCCCGGCGACACGGATGATCGATCCCGATGCCTTGGAGCCAGGCATGGTGGGCAGCACGATCTCGCGGGCCGTCCAGCCGATGTGCGTCTGCTTGCCCTGGTAGAGCTGGCCCGAAGCCCGCTGATGGATGCCCTCGAGCGAGCGGATCGGATGGCAGACCTCCGGGAAGTCCGCGCCGAGGATCTCGCTGTTCTCCAGCTCCGCCTTGATCGACTCGAGCATCCCAGCCGCGTGCTCCTCGTCCGAGCCGATGAGCGCCACGAACTCGCGGTGCCCGTACAGCAGCGCCCACAGGCACGCGACCTCGCACAGGCTGGTCTTGCCCGAGCCGCGCGGCATCGCCATCGCAAACAGCCCGCCCTCGAGCACCGCCTGCTCGATCTTGGCGATGACCTTGAGGTGGTCGTCGGACCATTTCAGGTGGAACGTCTGCCCGAAGTACGTCTCGCAGAAGTACCGGAAGTCCTTCGCGGCCCGCGCGCGCCGCACGGGGTCCGCGACGGGCGGCAGGTCGCCGATGTCGCGCCCGGATAGCGAGAGCATCGCGTTGCGGAGTCTCGCCCGCTCCTTCATCGCCTCGTAGCCCGTGAGCCCCTCGGGCGTGCGTGCAGCCTCCGCCAGCGCCTCGTGCCGCGTCGTCACCAGCCACGCGACGTAACGGAACAGGTCGACCTTGCCCGCGTCACCGTCGGCCGCGACGCGGAACCCCGCGCGCGTGCGGTGTCGGTGGAGCTGTCGCTCGTTGATCACCTCGCCGAGATGCGTGCTGTTGAGCAGCCGCGCGAGCTCGCCGGGCTTGAGTTGACGCGGGTCAATCCCCACCGGCGTTCATCTCCTTTACCAGCCACGCGGCGTAGTGCACGAGGTTGATGGTGCCGTTGGCGTTGGTCG